AATTACCATTGAAATCTCCATTCTGAAGACTTTCAGGTATTAAACTAATATTAATATTTTCACTATCATCACCACCACTATTAGTGTTGTTTTTTGAACTTTTTCCTTTACATGTTGAACATCCCATAACTTTTAATTTTTCTTAAAAAATACACCTAAAACCCCCAAAATAAAGCACATATTACTTTATTCTTATTTTAATGTCCTTACTTGGTAATTTAACTTCGAACATTGCATTTGGTTGTCCGAATAATGTGTATTGACCTAACAAATCAATTTGTCTAGTGTCGGCATCAATATATGGTTGTGCAATTTCATTAACAGAATATTTACCATCAGCGACTTTATTATATACCCTTAAATCAACCACATTTAATACCCCACCGACATTATTAATATTTTCAATTAATTGTGCTAAGTAGATATTATCACCCATAAACCATTTGTTGATGTCCATGAAATCGGTGATACTATTAATAACACCCGTCATTATTTCAGTTTTAGAAACTGACTTATCTACAAATAAATCTACCTCATAACCTAAGTTTATAATCTTTCCATCCTTAATTGTGACGTAATCATTTAACATTCTATATTCTGCAAGATATTCTGCGATATTTTCTTTTAATGTTGATGTTGATTTATTTGTTAATTTTCCAGCACTATCTAATGATAAAGTAGTAACCTGTATTTTATTTCTTTCTTCCCAAACACCACACCTAAATGGTACACCAAACTTACCAGGCATTGCTGATATTCTACTCTGGTAATCTTTAATTGTGACTGATCTGTTTTGTGCCGAAAAATTGTATCTTATTAAATTTCTAATTTCTTCAATAGATGGTTGGTTTTTTCCTCCTATTGCAGGAATTGGGTTATTAACCTTCAAACTATTTCTAACAGACTGGTTTATGGTGTTATCATCCCCATTAATAACTAAATTTACTGTACCTAACTTTGTTAATACACCTGACCCAATGTTACTATCTGACCCACCGCCAACTCTATACTTTATAAACATTGTGTTGTTTGTTGGTGGGATTGACCCTAACGATAGATTATTCGCAAAATCACCTATCCTATCAATTTGACCTCTACACCCCACAAAATCATTTAGTGAGGATGTGTCGGTGTCACCAGCACCAAAGACTAACTTACAAAACCCATTATCAGTAAATTCTTTAATAAATCTTTGTGATGTATTTAACCATTTACCAGGTAAAATACTAGTATTGTCACTGACTTTATTAGTGTCCTCTATGAATACCTCAGCCTCTGCCAATGCCATCATTTCGAACCACCTATTGTCAAATATTTGGAATTCTGATAGTGTTGGTGTTGAACTATAATTAGTTCCTTCTTTGGTTATAATACTATCTACCGACAATACATTTGTATCTGGTAATACCATTTCCATAAATGGTTTATAATCTTCTGGTCTAATTACCTTTTTAAATATTTTTGTAAAACCATTTAAAACAATTTCTCTTTTTGTTAATGTATAATTTTGAATAACCCCATTGGATATGTTGGGTATGATTAATCTGTTCGGTATCCCACCTATAGTAAATGGTGATGAAAAATCACAATCTTCTAACAACTCAAATACTTTACCCGACCCTGTTGCTTGTGACCCCTGATAAATAATAGGGGAATATGTATTATCAAAGGAATCCCCTAATACTGGGACAACCACCGACCAGTCAACAATAGTAATACTTGGTCTTTTTCCTGGTATGTTTAACCCAAATGTTCTCGCTAACTCCAATACAGAAGATCTCTCTTGCATGTAATTAATTTGTGTCTCATTAAACATCCTGTCCGTATGAAATGATAACATATCACCCACCGCAGCGTTTAATTCTAATAACATCATCCCAACAGATGCATCATTAAAGTCGTTAAAAATATCTGGGTAATATTGTTGAACGAAATTGACTAACTCCGATCTTACATCAGAGAAATTACGACTATTATAATCTATTTTCTTCATAATTAGAATGTTATATCGATAGTATCAGTAGATGAAAATACACCTTCGGTTATAGTATAAGAAAGTATTACCTTTATCGCCTCTTCTACTTCTATATTCTCAAAAGTGATACTATCAATCTGTAGGTTTGGAATATATTTCTTTATTGTGTCATTTAAATTAGTTTTGATTTCTTCATGAGTAATTTGATCATTCATTTCAAAAATGAATTTCTTTAAATCACTACCGAAATCTGGCATATACAACCTTTCACCTTTATTAGTTAATAAAAGGTGTAATAAATCAGCCTTTATTGCGTCTTTTGATGTAGAGGTTATGTCAACATAGAACCCTTCGTCACTATCCTTAAAAGGGAAGTTTATATTTATATATTTAGAAGGCATTTTTATATTTCCATTTAAACCCACATGTGGTTTTTATTAACCCATCACGCATCATTATAATATTTTTTTTATTTTTTGTTTCTTCACTATGTTTTTCACCTACTCTATAAGTATTACCAATACTTATTTTACCTAAGCTATATTTAGGTTTTTTAGTGGTATTATCAATATACCTAACATTAGATATATCACCATTAGAAACTAAACTATAAATATTAATATACTTTTCTTCCATTACTTATAAATATTGTAATATAAATTTTCGTTAAGAAAAGTGTGGACATAAAAAAAGTCGTTACATGTAACGACTTTTATCTTATATTATATATTTTCTTTAAAATTCAAAACCATCAAAGGTACTATCACCTAAATCTGACTTAACAGATCCAATATTATATGAATCAATTTCTGTTTCTTGTGGTGCGTTTTGCGTACCATCTGATGATGTCCAAGCATTAATCCAGTTTATTGGGTTTTTTATTTTTTCGAAAATGGGTTCTAACCTAACAGCCTTCATTCTTTTGTTGGTAAGATACTTCATATACCTTTTAAGAATTTCTGCGTTTAAACCTAACATTGAACCATCTTTAAAAAGATAATCTGCCCACAACATTTCTTCTTCTGCGGCATCTTTAAACATCTGGATTACAGTAGGTTTACATTCCTCAACAACCTCTAAAAACCCCTCATCCTCTCTTTTTGCAAGGTCATTTAATAATTTTTGGGTGAAACCTAAGTGTAGATTTTCATCTTTATTAATCAATGAAATGATTTTAGAGTTACCCTCCATTTTACCATTCTGAGCAAAGGCGTATGAACAAGCAAATGAAACATAAAAACGTATACCCTCTAATATATTTATTGACATTAGTGTTAGATAAAGTTTTTTCTTTCTTTCTTTAACACTTTCACCCAACGAATTCATCATATCGTCATAATACTTAGTAACCGACACAGTTCTTTTGACAATCTGTTCGTCATTAAGAATATTATCAAACACATCACCTGGGGTTGAGTAAACATTTTTAATGATAAATGTATATGAGTATGAGTGAATAGTCTCAAACATAGCCCAAGCCGAACAAAACGCCTCTACCTCTGGGTTTGACAAGTCTTCTGTTAGATGAGGAATACCTCTACTCTGAACACTATCTAATAATATTTGATATTTTAAGTTAGACGTGAATATGAATTTTTCATTATCTGTCATTTCCTTATAATCCAACCTATCTTTAGATAAATCAATTTCCTCGGGTAACCAAAAAGAATTTAATTGTTTTTTAAATAATTCAAAATACCCAACATACCTAAATTTATCATATCTCTCTAAATTCAATGGTTTACCAAAAAATACTGGTTCTTTTGTAAAATCCACATTAGGATCTAAATTTACTAAACTTCTTCTTTCACTCATATTATTTTTTATTTTATTTTAGACAAAAAAGGGTAGTATCACTACCACCCTATAAAATTAATCATTTTTTTTAATATTGTCAAATTGCACACGCACCAGATTCACAATCATCCATATCCATCAACAAAACTTCCTCACTAGCATTTTGTGTGTTTGTTATCATTTCATCTAATTTATCTGATTTATAGTCTTTTGAGTTAGAATAGTAGATTTGTTTACCACCAAATTTATAGAAATTTAATATATCCTTTGCCACTTCAGATATTGGTAAGTCATTACCTTCATATTTTCTTGGGTCGTAATAATGATTTACTGATATACCTTGATCAAAATACTTCTGTATTATAGAAACAATATTATTCATTGCGGTATTATCAAAACCCCAAGCAAATTGATATTTGTTTTTATATTTTGCAACTTCAGGTACAACAACTGGTAATGGCGCACCGCTCTTAGATTTTTTAACCACAATAAGTTTTCTAGGTGCTTCAATACCATTTGTAGATGAGGATACTACCGATGAACTTTCACAAGGCATCTGAGCGGTAACCGTAGAATTCCTTAATCCATACTCTAAGATATCCTTTCTTAATGTTTGCCAATCCATTGTTAACTCTCTATCAACAATTTTGTCTACATTTTTATTATAATGGTCAATTGGTAATAACCCTTTAGAGTATTTTGTTCTATTAAAGTATTCACAAGCACCTTCTTCTTTCGCTAACTGATTTGATGCTTTTAATAAATAGTATTGGATATTCTCAAATAACTCGTCTATCCTTCCTAATGATGTGGAATCATCATAAGATAAACCATTCTTAACCAACCAATAAGCAAAGTTTGTTACACCAACACCAATTGATCTTCTCTTTAACATTTTTCTTGCCGCCTCAATAGGGTAGTCTTGATAACTTATTACACTATCTAAACTTCTAACAATGTATTCACACACAATTTCTAACTCATCTAAATTTTTAATCGACCCTAAGTTAATTGCTGCTAATACACAAAGTGCAATTTCTGCGTCTGTATCGTCTCCATCATCAATGTGTTGTATTGGTGTGGTTGGTAGATTTATTTCTGTACAAAGATTAGACATTCTAATCATATCTAAGAAAGCAGAATGATCATTAGCGTTATCTATATTCATAATATAAATTCTACCAGTCTCAATTCTTTCTTGTATTAGTTTGTCTAATAAATTCCTAGCACTTACTTCTCTTCTTGGTATGGTGTCATCTTTTTCATATTTTTCATATAAAGGATCAAACTTTTCATTATCACCAAAAACCTCATATAATCCAGGAACATCAGATGGGGAGAAAAGAGAAATATTTTTATCTTCCACAAAACGTTTGTAAAAAAGTCTACTAAACTGAATCGCATGATCCATTCTTCTAACCCTATTTAATTCATTACCCCTATTATTTTTTAATACAACAATATCTTCCGCCTCTAAATGCCAGAATGGGTAATAAGCTGTTGCCGCACCACCCCTAATTCCTCCTTGTGAACAAGATTTAACAGTACCCTCAAACATCTTTAAGAATGGGATTATTCCTGTGTGAACAGCTTCTCCATTTCTTATTTTAGAGCCAATACCTCTTAATCGAAAATTCAAACCAATTCCAGCTCTTTTAGAAATATATTTACCTACCGCAGTATTAGAGTGAAAGATAGAATCTAAATTATCGTCAACGTCAATTAACACACACGATGAGTATTGTCTTGTTGGGGTTCTTACCCCAGCAACTATTGGTGTTGGTAGTGATATCTTGTGAGTCGATATTAAGTCGTAGAATGTTTTTACCATTTTTAACCTTTCTGACCCCTCTTTATTCGCAAATAAAGTCATAGAAATTAACATATACATAAATTGTGGTGTTTCGTAAACCACATCTGTTTTTCTATCTTTAATCAGATATTTGTCAACTAATTGTTGTAGACCAGAATATGTTAACTCTTCATCCCTTTCATGTTTAATGTAAGACTCTATTTTATCATAATCATAGTCTGTATAGTGATTAAGAATATCCTCATCATACACACCCCTATCTACATTTAACTTAACAAAATTCTTTAATCTAGGAAAGTTGTTATATGTATTGAATACTTCTTTTCTTAAAAGATAATTTAATAATTTACTAGCTACAAATTGATAGTTTGGTGTTTCCTCGGTAATCATATCCGCTGCTGATTGTATCAAAACTTTATGGATCTGAGTTGTGGTAATACCATCAAATAGTTGTAAGTGAGCGTTCATACCAACGTCAGAATAATTTACACTATTAATACCATTAACTGCCCATTCAAGTACTTTGTTTATTTTATCGTAGTTTAAGTCTTCATGACCACCTTTTCTTTTTATTACATTGATTTTTGACATCATTTTAATTTTAATTTTTACTAAAAATTAGGGGTGCTTATTTCATTACCATTGACTGATTTAACACTTACCCCTAAATTATTTACCCCTGTTTGTTTTTCTTAGCCATTCTAGCGTCTCTTTTATTCAACGCATCAACCACTAAATTTGATCTTTTTTGATCCTCACCTTTTTCAAATTGTAAAAATGAAACATCACTAGTATCTTCAGTATCAATAACTAATGTACCATTATCAA